GGTCCATTGGTTCTGGCCCAGTAGGAACTGGTAATATAGCATCAATATTTTGAACACCCATTGCTGAATACATTCTTCTATACGCCTCATACATATTATGCATTTGTGGTGCAGCTTCAGCTAATTGTAATTGTGTTTGTGCTAACGTCACACGTTGTGACATTGAGAATATAGTTGGATCAGAAACTGGAATAATGTCTATTCTCTCATCAAAATCACTAGCTTTTAATGACTGTAAATCACCTTGTACTTCGTAAGGATACAGAGGGGGTAAAGATTCTGCAAAAATTCTAGAAAGTAATTTAAATTCTATTCTTTGAGCATAATGAATTCTTTTATGAATAGCGGACATGACACGCATACCTCTTTCCATTAAAGCCATTGTTGTGCCAACAGGAGCTCCCGCGTTTGCAGCATCACCTAGTTTTTGATCAGCTACGGTTGCAAATTCTTTTCCTGCTTGAACACAAAAACCAAGTAATTGAAATAAAGTTGGATCAGCTCCTTTATAAGGTAAAGGTAAAAGACCTGCGCGTAAATCACCCGAAGGTGCATCTACATCTCTAAATTCACCAGGTTGTATAGGGCTATCGTCGTCTGCTATTCGCAAACCTCTAGCTTTGAAACCAGCAGGTAAATTCGATAATGTTCCAGCATCAATTAATTGACGTAAAGCTGCTGTGGCAGTTCTAGATAAACCACCAATCATATGAATCAATCCAAGGCCATAAAAACCAAGACCAGGCATAAACTTGTAGTGAACAAAGTATTGTTGTTTTTTATATAAGGTGTCGCCATCTTTATAATTTCTGTAAATAGAAAGAACGTTTCCAGATCCTTCATCTATTGTAACTATGTATGGAAGTTTAATACCATCAGGATCTTCAAATCCTGGTACGTCTAAATCAACATGCATTTCTAATAAAGTATATTGATCATCTCTGTAACCAGTTTTTTCTATACCTGATAATTTTCTTTCCTTCTCTTCAACTTTGTTTTCTTCTTGATTTATTTGTAAATCAACATCTCGATAAAAACCCGTGACTTGCATTTTTTTAATATCATTATCTGTTCTTTTTAAAATGTGAGTTACTCTTTCACACTCTTCTAAATTAGTAGCTGTGTAAGGTACAACTAACTCTTCTGCTGGTATAAATTTAGATACGGCTCTTCCAAGATTTGCGTCGTAGTATATTTTTTTAAACGTAGAACCTGCCAAAGGTAAATAAAAAAGCATTTGATCTAATTCAGGATCATATTCTTCCATCACGTGCATGATTTGATAATTCATGAAATCACTTACACGCTGTGCTTGATCCTCTTTTTCTTTACTAGCTGAACCAATAATTTGTGTTCTTACAGGGCCACTTGCTGGTAATAATTCTTTATACGCTTGTGCTTGAAATTGTGTGACTGACTCAGATAATAAGGGGTGTGTAACACCGCTCGCTCCTTGAAAAGGTTGAGATCTTTCGGTGTAATTTAATCCAAGTAAATCTAATCCTTTTGTATATGTTTCTTCCCACTGTTCTCTTGATGACTTATCATCCTCAAAAGATTGTCTAAGCTCACTAGAAATATTTTGCAAATCATTCTCATCAATAAACTCTGCTAGATTACCATCAAACCCTGTTTCAGGTGGAATTATATCAGGATTAACAATAGCACCACCATCCTCTGTCATTTCAATATCAATGGCTTGATCAGTGCCAGGTTCTAATTCGACTGTCTCTCCCACCAATGGTGGTATCATTAATTCATCATTAACCGTTTGCGGCTCGTCGTAATTTGCTGGTTTTTCTACAACCATTATGCTGCTCCTATCATTTCATCCATTGACACAAGAGGATCATATCGTACATATCCCCCAGAAGCCAGATGTGTTTTTGTTGGTAATACCATTTCAGGGGTTAACTTTATAGCATAAGCATCTATAGTTTTAAAGCCCGAAGGTTTCTCTATTGGTCTAGCAACTAAACCTTCTGCACCAGACTCTTCTATGTATTTTTGTGCTTTAGCCATATAATCAGCAAACACGGCTTCCCCACTAAGTTTTTTAGGCATTTTAAACTCTTTAACAACATCTCCTTGCCTATTTACAATTTGTACAGATCTAGTTATAGTTTCAGGTTCTCCTATCTGTACCTTAACTATTTTAATCTCAGAATTATTAGCGTTCGCCGCTCTTCGTAAAGATTGTTCTAAAATACTGGTAAAGTGTTTTCCGTTAGGATCTACCACATTAGGACCACCGTAGAACTCATACTGACCAATACCTTTCATATCTTTCGTTCTCTGTGCAAAAGGTGTAGCCGTTGTTCCTTTTTGACCATATCTATTTGCTACAAGTTCTGCTGGGGATATAACATACCAGTCAGCAGCATTCGCGTCTTTATCAACAAATTTTCTTTTTGCGGCTGCTGCTAAATCATTTTTAATTAATACATCACCCCATACTTTTCTGTCTTTAAATGGTATATTAGGAAATAGTTTTTTTAATGTTTCAGGATTTGTGAATGCTTCCTCAAACATTGTTAATACCTTATCTCGCTCTTTACCAGCGGCTTGAACAGCGGCTAGCGCTCCTGGAGGCATTTGACCTGGTTGTATTTTTGAAAAGTCTTTAAATACTGCTTGTGATTTTCTAATTTCATTTATGTAAGCTGCAAAATCTTCTTCCGTTTTAAATACAGGTCGCATTAAGTTTTTATGCTTTGCATAGAATTGTAAAATATCGTTATCTGTTCGTAGATCCATTCGATAACCTTCTGCTCTAATCTTTGCTGTATCTTTAACGTCAATACCTTTATCAATTAGTTTTTGATAATCAGCCATAACGTTTTCCAAATGTTTTCTGTACGTTTGCATAATGTCTGATTGTATCTCATCGGCAAATGTTACTTTAACTGTTTGGTCGCCTGTTACCACCGCATCATCTGTTTTACCAACGTTAGCTAATTCATCTTGCGCTTGTGTTAATTGTTTTTTAGCTTTGTTTATGTTTATTGTTGCTTGTTCCAAGGACACCCGCCCAGCAGACTGATTAACTATATCTTCTGGTGATCTATTTACAATTTTATTTAGTCTCTCTATTTTTTTATTTAACTCATCTATCTTTGGACCAACGTTAGTTATTTGCGTTCGTGTGCCTGGTATGATTGCATAGCGGTCCGTGCTCCGCGTCCAACCGATCACGTAGTTTGTTGTATCATCAGGAAAAAATCCGTGCGTGCTGTGTTTGTATATACCCACGTCACCAGGAATATCTTCTGCTTTAAGATACAAAATATTTTCTCTATATGAATCAGGTATAGATCCTTGTTCATAATACTCTCTCGCATATTTACCATCAACAAATTGACCATCAGGGTTTTCTACTTCTGACCTAAATCCTCTTGTGTAAGATTTTAATTTACGTATAGGCGCATTTTTAATTCTCTCTAACAACGCCTCTTTTGTAATAGGTTGCCCTGTTTTTGCCATTGTTGCAATGAGCTGTGGTATTTGATAATCTTCTACCTCAGCCTTAGAAATCCCTTTTGATTGTAGGAAGTTGTATAAATCCTCTGGTCGTGAAAATACTTTTGGTGCATTAGGGTCGATGAGCCGTGCTTCGAGGCCCGAGAAAAAACGATTTGCCTTCTCTCCAAGAATAGCACCTGCTTGATCAGATAGATAATCTGCTTGTTCTATTCTTTTTCCTGTGTTTCCTCCACGAAGTAAATCATCAACTTTATTCACTCCAGCAATCGCCCATCCTGGTGCTTTACCAAAAACAACATTCGACGCCATTTGTACTTCTGGTGGTAGAGCTTCTTTTCTGTCGGTGGGTCTGAGATTCGCATCTTCAAAAAACATATCTAACTCATCTATGCCTAAGTATGGTGAGCCTTGTTGTATGCTTTGAACATCAATATCACTATCGTCAGGTGTACGCAGTGGATCAGTAAATTGTCCTGGATCACCGCCCAAGGCCATATTTTTTGGTTCAACATCTTCAAAAATATCTACTGGATTATCCTTTTTATTCATCATGTCGTAGAAGAGCATATCACCTATTGTGTTTGTTTTTAAGTTATTTTGTTTAATATATTCTGCAGCCAATTCTTTTGCCCTTCTATCAACCCAAGCTGGCACTTTTTCAAAGTCGTATTTTTCGTCCATCGCCTGTACTTCTTTTAAATCTTGTTCAGTTCCTAAAACTAAATCAGGTTCTGCTACCAGGGTTCTAAGTGCACCGTTCATTTTAAACTGAATGAGATCTGTATACTGTGGATTTAATCTCTCCTGCTCTAAATTCTTTTTATAATTTTTCTCATCCTCCACCATTTTTGCAGTTGTTTTTTCATCCGATAGTTGTTTAATCATCATTGCGGTATTTTTTATAATTTGTTGATACCCTTGTCTTTTAATCAATTCCTCGTCTGGTAATTTTAATCCTAGTTCAGGTAAAGTTTTTTTTCCTACAACATAAACATTTTCCGTTCCTGGTTTTATTGTTGCTGTAACATATTTAGTTCCATCCCATATTTTAACAGGTGATTTTAGTGATGCCTTTGCTGCTGAACCCATTAAACCTAAAATACTTTTTAATTCTTTTGCAGTAGGTATACCTATAGATGCTGGGGTTGCTCGTATAAACTTACTGATATTTGAAATATCATCTTTTTTTAAAATATTTGTTAAACGTGAAACATAATTTGGATTACCAAACATAGTTACCACACCTAACCCTGTTAAACCGTAATCTCGCGCATTCTCTAAAAATGTAGGATCTCTTCCTTCAACAGCACCTTCAGGATAAAAAACTCTTCTACCTCTTTCATCTTTTATAGTTCCTTTAATAAAATCTATTCCTTCTAAACCACTTGTCATGGTTTCACCTGATTTTGCTCTATCAAAATTTATTAAAGCGTTATCTAATATCTTTTCAATTGCTGCATCATCAAAACCAGAAGTAGTGGTTTTTATGTACTCCTTCATTTCTTCTCTTGTTATACCTTCACCTTTTCTTATTGTACCTTGATCTTTAAGAGCATAACCAGTGAAGCCAGGAGGGGATAACATTTGATACGCTTCCATGAATATATTTGCTGCATCTAATGGTAAGTTTTTAATTTGATTTATAAGTAATTCCTTCTTGGCTTCTTTTACAGATTCAGAAAAAGGTCCTGCTCCACTGTAACTCATTACCATGTTTTTATAGGTATCTGATTCAAAAAAATTATTTTTAGCAACTTCAAGTTGTCCTAAAATATTTTGTCTGTCAGAAAAATTAGTGCCTGTTATAATTCCTGATCTAGCCGTGTTAATCATATCTACTAATTCTGGAGTTATTTCTATATCAGGATTTGATGTAATAAAATTATTTAATCTCCTATCATAAGATGCTTGATCAAATTTACCGTCTTCTGGAAAAACTAAATAACAGAGAGGATTATAAGGATCTGTTTCACAAGCAAAAGCTTGTTTTCTTAATTTGGTAAAATTTTTTCTAAACGAATCAGCCGTATTTCTACTAATTAAATATTGTTGTG